GTTCAAACTTTTTATTTTTTAAGAAATTCAACTTCAGGATCTTACACAGTTCAATTTAAATATGCTTCTGGTTCAGGATCAACTGTTACTTTTGCTGCTACAGACAAAGGTGATAAGATTGTTATTGCAACTGCAAATGATGGCACTAATCCAGATATAAAAGAAGTAGCTTTGGGTATAGCTAGTGTTGCTGCAGATACATCACCTCAATTAGGTGGTGATCTTGATATGAATGGCAATGATATTGTTACCACATCAAATGCAGATATAGAATTAGCACCCAACGGAACAGGACACGTAACTGTTAAAGGTAATGATAATCAAGGTACTATCCAGTTTAATTGTGAAAGTAATTCGCATGGTCAGCAAGTAAAAGCTGCACCACACTCTGAAGCTGCTGATAATGTTTTGACTCTTCCTAGCACTGGTGGTAATGCTAGACTAGTTTCAGCGACTTCAACTGCCACACTTACAAACAAAACTCTAACGGCTCCAAAGATTGCAGATGCGGGTTTTATTGCAGATGCGAATGGAAACGAACAAATTATATTTCAAACAACATCTTCAGCAGTAAACGAATTAGAAGTGACTAATGCTGCAACAGGTAATAATCCTGCTATCGCTGCATCAGGTGGTGATACAAACGTTGGTTTAGAATTCACAGCGAAAGGGGCTGGGTATATTAAATTTAATGATCTGGCTTATATCCCACAACAAGCACTAACATCTTCATCAAATGCTGTAGCCTGGGATGTGCAGGCAAAACCAAACGCATATCATCTGACAACAGAAAATACTACGTTTGCTGCACCAACTAATTCTGTTGAGGGTTCATTTATCTGTTTGGAAATAAACTACAATGGAAGTCATACGATCGCCTTCAATACCGTCTTCGAATTTGCAGCATC